CACTTAATCCTATTATAGAGATGAGCATATTTCGCGTGCCAGAATGTTTGTCAGTTCCTTCATGTCAGGGCTCAATCTACGATTACTGTAGTGCAGCACCCCAGGCCAAATCTGGCGTGACCCCTAAAGTTTTGGAAAGTATTGAGAGGATTTACAAATATTCTAAAATGCCCTACGGCGAAAACTATCGGTACGACGACGACCCTTTGATAGACTTAGACACGCCAAACGGTAAGCCTTCATCAAAAATGGTTTTTGCGATGAGGAATTTGCTTTATGAAGAATGGGCAGGGAAAAAAGGTACTTTATATGAGATGGTGGAAGGGACTTTGCTGGAGAAGGCAACTGACCTTATGCAGGCAAGACAAACTCTGTCCTTTTGTAATGGTATCAATATCCCCGGGCAGATGGCCTTTGCAGAACTGACAGAATTTATCCAGAAAAACATGGAGGATGATCCTAATTTTATACACGTCGACACTTTGGAGTGCTATTGTCGAGCCCTGGCAAAATTGTGGAGCAAGCCTTCTCTTCTTTATCACGTGACGAAAACCAGAAAAGTGAAACTAAGGGATACCACAATAACAGAAGAATACAAAGTTTGGTTACCTGTCTCTGGGGGAGATCACAAAAGGATAGCTAGGACCATCAATACTATGATGAAAACCGGGGAGCGAGGGAAGCTGGTCAGAAGAATGATAGCAACGCACAATATGTTAGTAAGGCCTTTTGTGCAATTTTCGGAGAAGCTTCTGATGAGGATGTTGGAGCATACAGCAGAAAGCGTGATTCAGTTAGGAGGAGAGGAAAAGAAGGCAAAAATGCAGACCCTATTGATGTCTGCCAAATCAGGAGAAGGGAATGTGTTTACTATCATCTCAGGGGATAACACGAAATGGAACGAATGTCTCTCTCCTGACGCTATGGGGTGGGTGTTTTCTGGATTGCTATTCGATCTGTACGAAATAAATCGGGCCTGCACCAAGTTCAGACTGGCAGGTCAAATTCTACAAACAGCCTATGGGTTCTTTGCCCATAAGCTGGTATTGACTGGTCCAGGTCTGGAATGCCGGATGGCGGCTTCTGGGGCCAGATTTTATGCTCCTCCTTCCAGAAAGTTGAACATAGATTTTAATTCTGAAACAGAGAAGGCATTTGAAAACATCCCAGAGGAGGCAGAAGAATACGTCAAGTATCCTAACGGCGTGGTAAAGCATGTTTTTTCTACCCCCGCTGGGATGTTAATGGGGATGTTCAATGCTGGGTCAACACTTTGGGCAATAACAGCGTACAAAGTGCCTTTAGAAAAATTGAATCCGTTATTAGAGGAATTGGAATCAGGGTTGCTTGAAAAAGTCGGTTGGGATTTAAGGGAATCTTCTGACGATTTCGAAATGGTGACGTTCTCCAGACAGGCCGACGCGACAATAGAGGACCATTTGAAATTAATCGACATCCTAAGGCGAAAAGCTTCA